TTGAACAATATTCTCCGTGAGGGAATACGAGATGTAATCTTCAATGCAGTAGCATCTGGTGAAGGACATACAACCACAGTCCGCAGATTAATGGAATTACCTTTAGAACCATACACATATACTTACTACCGTGATGGAAGAGAAATCAAAGTTTCCATTCCTGCAAGAACAAGAGCAGAGATGATTGCAAGAACAGAGCAAGCTCGTGCACAGAATACGGGAACATTACAAGCTTATTGTGATTATGGTGTAACTGAAGTGGAAATCATAACCTGTGGGGATAAACTTGTATGTGATATTTGCATGGATTTAGAAGAGAATAATCCTTACAGTATCTATGAAGCTATGAAATTCCTACCAGCACATCCAAATTGCAGATGTGCTTATGGTGCAGTAGCAGAGACAATAACATCGGATATTCCTTTAGATAATCCAGTTATAGTGGACTTAACTACAATGGGAGAATAGAATGCATATGAAGACTAGTAATGAATTCAAATTATACTCACGTTTAACTAATAAATCAGTCAGTCAAATAACTAAGTCAAATGATGATGCTATCGATGATAGTGAGCGTATACTGCTCACTGGAGTAGCATCAACTACCAGTCGAGACTTACAAGATGAGATTGTTTCAAGTGAAGCAATACAATCCATGAAAGAACAAGCATTAAACTTGAACATTCATGGTGATCACTGGTATGGATTGGAAGATGTTATTGGTGCAATCAAAGATGTGAATGCAGATGATGATATCTTATCCATTAAATTCTTAATCACTAAAAGACATACACCTGCAGTCAAAGACTTATTGGAGACTGGGGTTAATCTTGGATTAAGTATTGGTGGTTATGTAACTGACTATGATAGTAACAATAATATTATCAAAGCAATTGAATTAAGAGAAATCAGTTTAACAGCAATGCCAGCTAACTGGGATACATTCGGTACCGTAACTACAAGTAAAGGTATCACTGAATCCACTTGTTTAACTGGTGCATGTTATAATATCATTAAAAACAATTTTAATGGAGAAAACAATATGACTAAAGAAGAATCTACTAAAGCAGATGAAACTCAAGACACTTCAATTACTTTAGAAGATGTTAAAAACTTCCTCGATGAATATATGGCAGAGAAAGAATCTGTTATGGTGGAAGAAGTAACTAACAAAGTTGAAGCTAATGTTGAAACTATTGTTGAATCTAAAGTAAACGAGTTACTTGATAAACCAGAAACTGAACCATCCGAAGAGGATGAAACTAAAGCAGAAACCAATGAAGAGGAAGATGAAGAAAAACCTGAAGAAGAAGAAACTAAAGCAGAGCCTAATATGGAAGAAGTTAAATCCTTAACTAAAGATGATGTATTAGGTGTTGTTCGTGAAGAAGTATCTAAAGCTTTAGGGGATAACTTCGCAGATACAATCGCATCAAAAATGTGGGGTAATATGGACAAGGAAAGGTCTAATTCAGGAAGCAAATTTGATGCATTTATGAAATCACAATCTACTGATGAATCAGTAGAAGATAATACTCAAACTTCCAAATCAACTTACACAGTAGAAGAAACAGCTAAAGCATTATATCAAAGACAAGGAGCTGCAAATCCAATAATGGCAGCTGCATTCAAAAACATGAAATAAAATTAAAAGGAGCTGATTATACATGGCAGACATTAACATTGAAGAAATCGTCTCTAAAGTAGCACAACAAGGTGCTGAGATTGATGAATTAAGAAAAACTTACCAACAAGTATCTAATTATCCAAACGCAATGCAAATCGAATACTCAGATGTTTTAAAAACTAAAACTTTCGAAAAAGCACCTTTCTTAAGATTCCTCGAATCTAAAGGACAAGTATTCGATGGTAAAGCAGCATTAGCAGGTTACTTCAAAGAAACTCCTGGTGTAAATGATGTTGCATTCATTGATGAATTAGATGATATTCCAGCAGCAACTGCTGAATCCATTAGTGAAGTAACTGACAAAATGAAAACTATTGTTGCACCAATTGAAGTATCAATGCTGGCTGAAATGGGTAACTGGACTCTTGACTTATTAGCAAGATACCAAGAAAAGAAATTCATTGAAGTTAACAATAAAACTGATTTAGCTTTACTTGAAGGTGCAGGAACCTCCCAAGCTAAAGACTTCAAAGGAATTACTTCCACAATCACCACTCACACTGATGACTTATCTGATGCACCTATTACCGAAAGCGACATTGATGATATGTTAGAAGCTATCCACAATGATGGTGGTAACCCTGATGTTATCGTATGTTCCTACGGTGTAGCTAAACAATTAAAAGCAATTGCTGCACCATACAGAAGATACAATGATAAAATCGACATAGGATTAGGACACAGAGTAATCTCCTATGAATCCATGTTCGGAACTGATATCCCTATTCTTGTTGATGGAAACTTCGACACCACCAATGGTGACACATTAGCAATCATTGATTCTTCATCCATTGAAGTAAGAAGATTAATGCCACCAACCTTAATCACTGACCTTCCAACTCAGAAATTAGCTTACAGAAATGTTATTGCAGCATTCTTAACTGCACAGAACATTGGAGAATTCCACTGTGGTTTAATCACGGGAGTTGGTAATACTCCCAGCAACGGATGATGAGGGTGAGGACGACCCTGTAACTACAACCTATGATTTAAGTTTCACAGTCAATGATGGAACAGATCCAATTAAAGGTGCTACTGTAACCATCGGTGAAGTCACTGGTACCACTGGTGATGTGGGTGGCTGTACACTTAAAGGTATTGAGGAAGGTTCACAATCTGTAACAGTTGAAGCAACTGGTTATGTATCTAAAACAGAAACCATTACTGTTGATGGTGACCACACTAGTTTCACTGTTACTTTAACAGAAGAATAATGAATATAATTTAAGGAGTTGTTTATTTTAATGGCTTTAATTACCGTTGATGAATTAAAAACCGAATTGGATAATCAAGGTGTTGATTATTCTGCTTATGAGGAGCAATTAGAACAACTCCTCAATTCCACCATTACGAAATTGCAAGGTTTAACTGGATTAAGCATTAATCCTATTATAAGAGAATTTTTAATCTATGATTATGAAGGTAAGATGCTGCAATTTGATTTTTATCCAGTTCAATGTGTTAATCAATTATGCATCAATGAAAAAATCGTTGATGAGGATAAGTATGTTTTGGATGAGGGTCTTGGAGTATTATATTTCAAAACTTTAATGAATGGTGTTCTGAAATGTAAGTATACTACTTATGTTCCTGAGGAAATTATCACTTCAATTATTAATCCATTATTGGTTGATATGTTAAGTCATGATATCAATAAAGGATTTAACTGGGAAGGTGAATATTCCACAGTCAAGGAAGGTGATGTGTCAGTTTCCTATGACACAAGTACTGGATTATATAATAGTATACAGGATAGGATTAATAATTTAAAGTTCATGTATAGTGGAAGAGCAAAACTCTTATAGGATGTGGTAGTTTATGGTATTTTTCCCAAATGAAACAATCCACTTCTACGATATACAAGACACTGAAACTTTAGACTTATACGGGAACCCACGAAAAGGATACCAGCATATCCTATCAGCTGAAGTGGATTTCCAACCAATGACACCAAAAGACACATTAAAAGAGTACGGTGAAATACTCGAAGACACTTATAAAATATACACTGATATTAACCTTGAAATAACACCTACAATGATACTCGTTTTAGATTCAGATAAATCACAATACAAGATTACTGGAACACCAATAACAAACAATCACATACTAGAAACGTATCATAAAAAAATAATCGTCCAAAAACTACGAAAACTAGTAACAGTCCCAGAAATCCCTGAAGAAGATAATGTTGATGATGGGGATGTGGAACCATGACCCTAACAGTCGACATTGACTTCACCTCTAGTTACCGAAAGAAAACAAATCCTGCAGTTGTTGAAAAAGCAATGCAGAATACAATACGGAAAACTACATTAAAAGCAGATAATC